ACCGACCTTGGACATATTTGATGTCCATGGTGGCGCTAGTGTTACACCAAGTGGCTAATTCCTTAGCCACATTTTCCCAGAGCAACATTAGGCTTTTCATAGCCCCTCCTAACTAATCGTTTGGGGGTAAGCTATCCTTAGCCAAATGTAGCCCTCACTGCGCAGGATTAGACGAAGTCAATCTAATCCTGGAGGTGAAAGCTATACGGCCCCAGAAGGGGCCGCATAGCGGCAGGGTGTCTTAACAGTTTAAGCCCCTGTCACCTCCTTTTAGATTGATTTCTTCCTTCGACGCCCTCGATTCGCGAGATAAACTCGAGAAAGGAGGACAATGATGGAAAGGACAACGTCCTCAGCTAAACGCTGGGGATCAATTGCACTCTCCATCAAGCGTCGCAAGGCTAGCTCTCTCCACCAAGTAGTTTGGTGATAAGAGCATCCGAAGACGCAGTGTACATGGCCTTAAAACCATCGTACACTTGCTTCACCTCAGTATTCGAAAACCCGACTTGCGGAATATCGAAGACCATGTAATGTGACATGGAAACTTCTCTATTCTGCGCCGGGATAAACGGATCTGCGGTGATCTTCGTAAAATCAACGCGCAGGACCCTCCGTGAACGCTTACCATAGGTATGCGCTGCGGAGAGGTCGACGTTGCCCGTCGAATCAGTGTATTTCGACTCGTTCTTCCCAGATTCAACCCTGGGACACGAGTACGGAACAGCATTGATCGTAATGGACAACGGGTCTGAGAACGCCATTGGCATTGCTCCTTTCGGCTAGTTTTCCTAGCCATAGAGGTGTATAGGCAGTGGCAAACACTACCCTACTGCTACCGTGTAATACCGATAGCAGCGAGTATGGCAGCTTGGGCGGTAGACAATCCGTCCCAAGTAATGCCAAACCCAAAGGGGTTTGCTTGCGAACGAGATTTGGTCTCTGTGACCAAAGACGCGTTCGGAACTCTCATTGGAAAAGAGTGATACTCTGATCCAACGAGAGAGTACGTCACCTTATGGACAGTATTTTCCATAAAGTAACCGTACTGCATTACCAGACCTTGGGAAGCAACATCGCCGATGTACGCAAGTACATCGCCTGTGTTGCTAACCCAATCGAGGGCCCAGCTCCAAGGCGTGAGGTTCCAAAGGACATCAGGCGTGAGTGCTGTACCGTATAAACGGTCAGCGATCTCAGCCGCGCTTGCAGAACTCCCTACGTTGTCACTTCGTAGGGGAGCTCCGTAAACAAATGCTCCTTTGAACCACCGTTTCTTAACGGTGGTGGTACGTTTGTACCACACTCCCGGCTTGGATGCACCGTACGAAAAAGATACGTCAAACTGCCCTAACCCATCTGGGTATTGGGCACCAGACAATATCTGCTCCGTTTCGGTGCGCTCTACAGGGAAGAAGTACGACCTTCGGACAAGGCGACCTCGATCCCGTTCGTATTGTTTTATAATACGATCGGAATTTCTAACGGTTTCTCCAAAAGATTGGATATCCGATAGAAGAGGTGCCCAACCGAATTCTACGTTGAGATATTCATCGCCCGCATTACGCGCACGAAGAGTTCTCTCACGCCATGAACGGGAACCTACCACTTTGGGTAAACCATCGCGGTAAGTCTCGCCAACGGCGGTAGATAGGTCGACTTCTGCGGCGGTCGGACGGCATCGAGAAATAGCCGTGGCTCCCAGGGCTGTTAAACTCGCACTAGGCGAGTTCAGCGCTGTAGGCCATTTTGGCTGTATCTTTCCGCCAACCGTAATCGTCTCAATAGGACACGACACGGGCCGGGCAAATCGAAATCTGCCACGGTCGTATGTCGGTCCACCGAGAGCGATTTCCTTAGTCACATTAGAAAGCATAGAATGGGGTTTTGACCCCATCTGCTTTACTGTGAAGAAGGGACCGCCGACATCCCCACCACCTGATGGTGGCCAGGGATGTCCCTCCGAGTCAGTTGACTGACTCCCTGTCATTGGGGGTTGCAAAGTCGCTTCAGACTGAACAACCTCCCATTTCCCAGTATCCACGCGACGCTGTTCAAGAGATCCTCTGGTGGTAAAACCACCAAATTTTCTCGTAGAACGTGTCTTGTGGGTCATGGGTGACATGGCTGTAGAGGCTCCTTTGGGAATTTGTTTAGAAGATCAATCTGATCTAATAAACTAGTGTGCACTGCGTGCGAGGATCCCCGCAAGGGATCCT